CCAATCAAGCTTCCCCGGAGCCTCACCGGCAAGCCCTGCGGCTATCTGCTTGATGTTTGCATCCAGCTTTTCGCTCAGCTTGTCAGACTCTTCGATTGCTTCGTCTATAGCATCCTTGATGCCGTTGTGGGGCTTGTGCTCAATCTTGTCGATGGACCGCTGAAGGCCCTCACTCTGCACCCGCAGACTGTCGTTCGTGTGCTCCATGGATGTGACCAGGCCGTTGTACATCTCCCGGTGCTTTGCCGCCGCCTCTTCGGACTTGTGCACCATCTCAACGATCTTGTTGCCGACCTCATATATGGTTTTCGCTAGGGCGAAGACTACGACCGCATCGAAAGCAGCGGTCATGGCCGTGCTCAATCCCGGTAGCTTCGAGATGATGCCCTGCAACCCACGCGGGATTCCAAGGCCCAGTTCTTCCGACAGCAAGCGAACAGACTCCCGGCTCTGGTTCATCTCTTCGCGCATCTGCGCGGTCATCTGCCTAGTCGTAGCTTCGGCGTCGCGACATGCCGTCTTGAACTGTGCAAGTTCAAGCTCCATCGAAACCGATACGCCCGCTACTCTTTTACCGTTTGCCATCTGTTACTCCTGTGGAATAGGTACGCCGGGGCGCACTGCGATGACAGCGAACTTGACCGCGAACTCTTCGGCGACCTCATCATCGGAAGGTTCTTTGACCTTGCGTCCGAGCATGAAATCGCTGGCAGAAAGCGGTGGTGTCGGATGCGCCATTGAGAAGTTGGCGGTGACGCTGGCAATCATCCCCGTCAGATAGTTGGTTCTGTCGAGAGCCTGCTTGTGGCGGCGAAGTAAGGCCGATAACTGACGCGGTGTTAAGGACCAGAATTCAGCGTCGGTTAGGTGCAGATCGTAACGGGCTGAACTCCACAATCCCATCCATCGCTGCGCGGAAGTTAGCTCTGATCCGGCTTGGGGTTTTCGTCGTCTTCTGCCTCAGGGTCGGGTTCAGCCATGCCAGCAGACCACGCAGAAAGGACTGAGCCCCACACGGAACTAAGGTTCTTGCGGTTGATGAGGAGCTTCGCTTCTGCGAAGGTGACATCGGGGTGATTCGCGTGGATGCACGCGAACAGCATGGCGCGAACAAGATTGATGGATGGGCTGTTGATGTCCTTGCTACGTAGGCCGGTCAGCAGGCTGCGGTCGCTCAACTCCTCAGCGAGTGCGATGGATTCGAAGTCGAACAGTAACTCAAAGGTCTGCTTGCCGATGACAAGGGTGGTTGATGGTGCAACGGGATTGTGTTTCATATCGCTAACTTCCGGTCAATACGGTCATGACAGAATCCAGCTTGAGGCTGATCTTCACGGTGATGGCCTTGCCCGCGTCGATGTTCGATGGAACCGGGTTCTTCTGGACATACGCATTGAAGGCGTATACGTTGCCTGTAACTGACTGACCGGCGATAGGCTTCAACTGAATCTGGAATGCGTTCGCTATGCCGGTTGTGAAGGCCGTTTGAAGGGCAATGATGCCGGGGTCTGAAGGCAGGAAGATACCGGTTGCGGTGAACTCGCCGGGGTCTACCAGAGTCGCAAGCGACTCCTTCAACACACCAATGCCAACGGCGGGACTACCCGTATTGGTGATGTCATCGAACGACCAGCTTTGCTCAGGAACGGTGAATTCCTTCAGTTGCATAATCGCGATTCCAGTTGGTGTGCTGGCCGGTGCAAGAGTGAAAGCGACGGGTGGCTGTGTCGGTGCGGCTGCTGGTGCTGCGAGAGTGGCTGGTGTTGCAGAGATGACGAGATAACTTCCCGCACCAGTTCCGGACTTGGTTGCTGTGGACATAACGTATCACCCTTTCGTGGTGGGGTTAGTGTCTAGCCTTCGACGTAAGTCAGTAGGACGGAGACATTGGTTGAGGACAACAACGCATCGGACTGATAAACGTCCGTGACATTGACGACTTCGGCGAACCAAACTTGCGGCCCGCTTGGGAGAGTACCCATATAGCCGCTGAACGCCTCTTTAATGGTCAGCGCAAGGTTATGAGCAGTGATGTAGCTTCCCGGTCCAAACGACGCCAGACAGCTAAACAGGATGCGGGCGTGAGCCATGCCGATGGGACCAGCTAAGTCGTAGTCAGTGACATCGGAAACAACCTGATAGGCGATGCAGGGAAAGAGACTTGCTTGAACTGGCGCGGGTATCGGCTGTATAGAATTGCCGCCCGCAATGATGGCCGTGACAGAGGACTGCGAGAGCAGATAGGCAACGATTCCGGAGATAAGCGACATTTAATCGTCCTAACTGTTCCACGCTTCGAGGTCCGCAGCGCCGTAACTGTCGTCAGCGCCCGATGAGGTCTCGCTCGTGAGGTCTTCCTCAAGCGAACCGGCCAGACTGGATATCATCGCGTCTACCGCAGAGCTAATCGAGCTATCGAATGCCCGCAGCATGAAAGGGTTCGCGTCGATATGTTTTGTGACCTTGCCGCCCTTGCGCTTGCGTCCGCCCTCGACGTGATCGAAGCCGTTCTCAATCCACCATGCAACGTGTGCGGTATCCCTTGACGGGCCGACCCGCACGATAGGATCGTCTTTGGTTCCGACCGTAACTTGAACGGACAAATCAGCCTTGAGGATGCCCGGTGGTAGTGCATCTGAGCCGGGTGTCGGCGCGTCAGTGCGCTGCGGAGCCTCTGCAACCATGGCCTCTTGAATTACATCGCCGCCCGCTTGCAGCGCCTGACGAACAGCGCGGCGGGCGACACGTTGAGGCATGGCTTTCAACAAGGCTTCGAACTTGGTTGTATCGATCTTGAGTGAGAGCCCGTCAGCCATGTTATGAACTCGCTATGTCTACGCCGACGCAGGCGAGAACCAGAACACGATGACGGCGCTGGATGTCGTCCACGTCTTGAACTAAATACAGTTCATCGCCCCATACAATCTGAAAGCCCGGAGCTATCAAGACGGATGGGTAACGAATGGTTATGCAATCAGTAGCGTTCGCGGCCAGTGTGGAGTTCTGAAAGCTCCACTTGAAAGTCAGGCTGGCTGTGGACTCGATCTTTGCTCGTGTGTTCAGTACCGCCGTCCATGTGGAACCAATCTGGCCCGATGCGTCACGAGTCGAACTGGGAGCATTGATGGTGATAGCGTGTTTGAGTTCGCCGGGTTGAATTACGCAGGGGTCTTGCATGAGTTAACCCTCCGCGTAGAAGCTGTCAAAGGTCTCACCGAGGAGAAGGGCGTCAACAGCGAACTCAAGAGGCCGAGGGGGGTTCACAACGGCTGCATCGCGATTGTTATACCAATAACTGATGAGCAACAGCATGGCCTGAATGATGGTCTGCGGGCATGTATTGATGGTCACGCCGTCGCCATACGTGCCAGCAACCCAAATGACAGTGACGTTACCCGGCATAAAGTTCTGGCACCACGGCCAATAGAGAAGCGACGTGGGGAAGACGCGCGCAGGCTCTGAGTTCACATCGACCGTGTAGGTCGTGGGGTCGAGAGTTTGCAATGTCCCGGTCTGGTCAAGGTAAGTGATGCTTGTGACTGACGCGCAGCCAGGGAGCGGTAAGCGGATGGCGAGTTCTTCCCAGTAGCGAGAGAAGAATGGAAATGCGCGGTGTGCTCCGACCGTGGAACTGAAATTGGGGTACGGAAAGTAATCCATGGTGAGTTGCATCGTCCGGTTGAAGATGGCGCGTTGCATCTTCTTTTCAACGTACTGGCGGGCACCTGTGATTAACGCGCTGATGAGATTGTCATCCGCAGTCATGCCCACATCGACCACGCATTGCTGCTTGGCGAGAGCGAGGGATACCGGCTCTGCAACAGGCTGCGTAAGTTGGCGGTAACTGAGGGGCATGGAGTTTTACCTGATAGCTTGTCGTACTTGTGGTGAGCCTCGACGGGGCTCCCTTTCGAGAGCCCCATCACCGGGTTTATGCGTGGACTTTGAGACCCTTGATGATGCCGGGACCACCAGGAGCGATGAACGCGCTGCCTGCACGAGCGAACGGGATGAAGCCAGTTGCGAAGCTGGCTGCATACAATTCCTTGAGGACGTTCACGGACAATCCGGGGTTGACGGTCTTGAGCAGGTAGCCCGCATTGAAGTCACCCAGGAGGATCGGGTATGCACCAGCTACGACGTTGGGTAGCGCCTGAACCAACTTCACGGGGCGACCGAGCAACGAGCCAAACGGATCAGCAGTTACGCTGTCCGAAGGCGTGAAGATCGGGTTGCCGAGCGTGTTGACCTGACCAAGCAGAGTGGCGCGAGTCGTCGAGTTCATCACGAATGTTGAGTTCGGGACGTAGGCAGGGTCGAGTGATCCGAAGAGGGCGGCGATGTCCACATAGCTGACAGTTCCAGCCACAGCGGAAGTCACAGGAGACGCAGCCGCAACGCCGGTCAGAATTGACGCGATGTTACCGGAAGGGCTACCGTTGACCATCATTGCCGACAAGCTACGGAAGTAACGCTTGCCGAGGATGTTCTTCACAAACTCGGTAATGTCGAATGCGCTGTCTTGCAGTTCAGCCCAGCCGACCAGGATCGGAGGGCAGGACAGAAGTGAGGTCGTGATGATAGCGCCGGTGAGCACTGGGTCTTCTGCGGCGTTGGCATCGGGTGTGCCTTCGACTTCCTCATACATGACTGCCGAGGTGTCGTTGGACATCGCGTACTTGGTCGGGCGACCGTCGTCAGATCGAATCTGGCGAACGATGGTGAGCAGATCGCCCCAAGCCTTCTCGGACTCAAGCAACTCGGGAAAGAATGCCTGAGGAATCAGGGTTCCACCCGTGGAGGCTTCGATGATGTCACGCTGTTCAACACCAGCGAAGCGCTCGCGGGTCTCAGCGTTCAAGCCCTGAATACCGCCGCGAATCACCTTATCGAAGGCGACCTTCTGACGAGCGTTGCGTGCCTCCACGGTGTCATCGGAGCGGGCTCCGGGGACGGCGCGGGGTGTGTTACGTGTGGAGCGGTTCTCAGTGTCAACCACGGAGACACGCTCGGTGCGGGTGATGTCCAATTCAAGGGCATCAACGTCGGCGAGCATCGCGTCTACAGAGGCGCGGTTCTCTGCCGTAACAGTGGCGGCAAGCATGATCGCCTGCGCGTCGGTGAGAAGCTTGGTGCGCTTCTCTCTCATCTCTTGGATGGTCATGGTGTTCCCTCTTGGTTCGAATTGGCGTTGCTATGCGGGACACCATGGGCGGCTTGCACATGACTCTTCGCTGTAGGCGGACGACTGCGAGTGAACGCGGCCATCAAGTGGCGGCATCCGGCCTACGTCGAACTAAACTGGGTTACGCTGCGTGCTTCGCGAGGGCGATGCGAATCCAACGCTTGTGGTTCTCGCTGGCGATGTGTACTGCCCGCGAATCCTTGCAGGCATCGGAGCAATTCTCATCGTCGCAATCATCGTTGCTGCACAGGCCGCAGCTACCGGCCTCACACTGCGCACACGGGCAAGAGCAGAACGGATCAGCGTCTGGATCATCACGCTTCTCAGTGACAGCGGTCAGCTTGCTGCGAACCTCCATCGGCATATCGCCGGGATAAGAACGCACGCCGGAGGTCGCATCCGGATATGCCGGGAAGCAAACTGGTGAGCAATCAAATACGTCTGCCTGCTTTATGGTGCGAATGTCCAGGCCACTAACTTCGTCATAACCCCAGGCAGCATCCCTACAGATGAATCCGAACGATGACTGGTTTACATCCTGACGCTGCATGGACACAATCAAGTCGCGGGCCGCTTGTGTGTCAGGCGGGTCAATCTCGTATGCAAGCCCAACCTTGTCAGAACTCACGCGCATGGTGCCTGACGCTGTGGAACCAAGGATGAGATTCGCATCGTGATTGAACAGTCCCTTGATGGTTGGCTTGGTTGCAAGGTGAACGTCGAACGCGCCGGGTGCGATGACTTCGACCCATCCGCCCAAGTCTTCCGAGCGCACGCCATACTTGGCGGCGTAGCCGAAGATGGTGCTCTTGTCGGTATCCTTAGCTACGCGGAACTCGCAAGGGATATTGCGCCTTTCAAGCTGCGTGCTGGTCTTGGTCGTTGTCGTCGGCATCGTCTGACTCCTCTGGTGCTGCCAGTTGTGCAACGGCTTTGGCCGCTGCGGTGTTACGCGATACAGATATGTGGATCGAACGCACTGCGCGGATGAACTCCTGATTCGCAAGCGAGATCATCTGGTCAGCCGGGATAACTTCCGGCCACTTCGCAGCCCTCTTTGCCATCGACTTGCAGGCGTCGTCTACAACGCCGCTCATAGCAGGGTCACCACCGGGCAGCGGAAGGCCACCACGGTTAGAACTGGCGTCTGCAATCGAGATAAGAACGGGTGAGAACAGAGCTTTAATAGCGGGCAAATCGCGTGTCTTGCGGGTAGAAAGACGCTTGAATGAGTCTCCAAAGATCGTGATATAGGCACGGGTAAACTGATCGACCATATTCTTCTCTGCGGCAGTCGGCGCAACGGGGTCGGCGTCAACAGGTTGGTCTTGAATCGACTCCGTATCCACCAGACGTTTGCTCGATTGGTAGTTGACCGGCACCAAATACTCATCCATGCCCGTGCTCGGATCGGCTGGGTTCTCACCCAGCTTGATACGGATTTGATTGCCCGTATACCATCCCCCAATGCGACCCGCGCTGTAACCATCCATGGTCGTTTTGAAGTCGCAGCGAAGAAGGGCGTCAACAGAGAACTGAACGAAGAACTTGTTAGCCTTGCGCCCCTGTACAGGGCACAGCTTGCGGACCAGTTCCTGTTCGAAGCGAGACAGCCACGGCTGAATGCAGAAAGTGACGAACTGCAATGCCATCTGTTCAGCGCCCGACCCCGGCATCTTGGTCTCAGAGCCGACCATGTGCGGCGGAACCCGGAAGATACCCATAGCAATATCGGCACGGGTGAATGCGCGGGACTGAATGAACTGTGAGTTCTCATTCGAGATACCAAGCTGGGTCCATTGCCACTCACTACCGAATAAGAAAGCGGTCTTCCCCTGATTGACTCCTCCTTGTTGTGCGTTCCAGGAATCTCGTATCTCGACCTGGGCCTTCGGGTCGAGCTTGTTCTTATTGGTCATGATTCCGCCCGGTTGGGAACCATTGCCAAAGTGACGAGCACCGGACTTCTCCATCGCCATCGCGAGACCGAGAGTCTGACGGCACATATCCACTGGGCTGATTCCAGACAGGCCGTCCAAGCTCATAAGCTTCAGGTGGATCATGTCCTCTTCGCGTATCTTGCGCGTCTGGTTCAACGGCATCCCGTCTGAGGTCTCGTAGTAAATCAAATGCGTCGATGGGTCACGCTTGGCTACCGTACGCATGGGGTGCAATGGCCAGAGTGCAACGATTTGCCCGGTATTGGCGTTTCTCTCCACCTCGCTAAAGCCGTTACCAGTTAGTGCGGCGGAACCTGTAAGAGTCTCTACCCAGGTGTATGCTGTCATCTCCGGGTTAGCTTCTACGCTGAGAAGGTAGTGCAGGTTCTGGTCGGTGGCTTCCTGATGACCGTTGGCTGTGCGCTCCATCAGCTTCAATGGCAGCGATGCGATGGACTCCGCAATGACTCTGACACTGCCATAGACAGTGGTGATCTTCATTGCGTTCGATTCGTTGACTATCTCCCCGGCTGCTGTCGATTCGCCTGAATGGAGCCACTGAAAGATGGCAGTGGGAGACAATGAGCCGGAACGGATAGCTCTCCCGATGCCCTTGAAGTAACTCGTTATCTTCGTAGCAAAGTTGGGCATCTCAACCTATAAAGAATGCGAAGCTGGGATCATTGGCGGTTGAATCGCAGGTAATCGCCTGCCGCATGGCCGTGACCAAGGCTACAGCCCCGTCTATCTTGTTCTGCGGCTTAGCCTTCGTCGGATAGACATCTTCATTCGGGCCTTGAGGCTTGCTGACCACGTTGCTCATGCACCAGGAAAGAACCGGGTCTCCCGTGTGATGAACTCGCCCCTCTTGAATGGCCGCGTCCAGTGCCTTCATGGGTAGGGACAGATACTCTACCTTCTGAGGCACTTCAATGACTGTCGCACCGGTCAGCATATATAGCTCTTGCATAACCTGATCCGCATATCTGCGGTCATAACAGACGCCGATGACGTTGTGTCCGTCGATGTCTGCTTGTAGGTCTGCTTTCAACTGCGCATAATCCAACGACGCGCCTTCACATGGATTCAGGAAGCCTTCTTCAGACCACTTTTGGTAGTGTTGGTTAGTTGGGTCCGCGATGCGATCCTCTGGCAGGTAATGCCGACTGAAGATGTAGTAATGAAGTTTGCCATCGATGCTGCGGACGTACACCTTGATGACTGCTGATAGATCGAGCACCGATGCGAGGTCAACGCCGATGTACAGCGGGTCGTAGAGGAAGTCGGCTTCGTTCAAAGTCGCATCGCAGCACTTCGACCAATCGACCATGTTAAAGAACGCCGAAACACTGGTCATCCAAACGCAAAGATGCTTTGTGGCGAACACACCCTTTTTAGTGGCGTTCTGGACTGCTTGCTGCTGATCGTGGAGCAGAGTCTGCAAGCTGACGGACACGCCCAAGTTCGGGTTAGCCATGTACAGCGCGGCTTCGGAAGTCCAATCGGTGTCCTTGTCGATTGTGTATATGACCGTGAACAATCGTTCATTGATGAGCGAACCTTCGAGAACATGTTGCGCTGTAACTTGTAAGTCGTAACACGGGCTGGCAGTAGAAAAGCCTGCGGTAGTTATGGTCAAAAGCATGGGACTTTCCCGCCCCACCATGCCCGTCTTCAATGTGTCGTAAAGATCGGCTGTGTCTGCCTCATGGAACTCATCACAGATACCGCACGAGATAGAAGCACCATCACCGGGCTTGCCAATCACCGGAATGAAACTGCTGCCTGTCGATGCGACTACCAATGAACGTGCGTTCGATGTGATCCCTAATACGCTTTGCAGGTCGGGTGTCTTCTGCACCATGATCTGTGCGGGACGGAAGACCTCGTACGCTTGCTTTTCTGATGTCGCCCCGCAACATACTTCCGCGCCTGCTTCACCATCACAGGCCAGCATGTACAAACCAATCGCAGCGGCGAGCGGTGACTTACCGTTCTTTCTGGGTACGCAGATATAGGCTTCTCTGAAACGCCTGAACCCATCATCTTTGTTGAGCCACCCAAAGAGACTGCATACGATGAAACACTGCCAGGGCTCAAGCTTCAACTTCTCTCTACGTGCAGCCCAGCGGCCTTTAGTGTGAGGCAAAAGCGAGCAGAAATCGCCTGCTCTGTCAGCCGCTGCGGCGTCGAAGACATAAGGAAAGTCCGGTCGTTCCAGGTTCTCTATATGTCTGGCCGCTGCCAGTCTGATCCAGAGACAGGCCGGTATCTTGCCCTCAACTATATCGAGGGCATACTGTGTGCATGTTTCCGCATGACTCATACATAGCTACGCGACAAACCGCGCAAACGGGGAAGCTGCTCCAGCGCCCTGCTGTGGTGCGCCCTGAACCTTGGATCGGCTGGAGGGCGTCATACCAAACTCCACGCAGCACTTACGACAAGTTTCTTGGGCGACGTTTGCAATCCCAACGTAAGGGTTAGGGATCGGGTAGCCTGACTTGCCCGCCTTAATCACGAGGCCGAATGCGGCGATCTGACGTTCAGCTTCCCTGTACCGGCTATAACTAGAGCAGTAGATTTCCAACACAACTTTATCGATATTGGTGAGCAGACCGAGCTTGATGAGCTGAGTCGATACCCTCTTCCATTCCTCTCTTGCGCACTTATCGAGATGACGCGGGCAGGTTGGGATACCTGTCGGCTGCGGCTCGCTCAGGTTCAATGGGCGGTGACCGGGATTACCGGCTAACAGCTTCAATTTGGTCGGTTTTGGTGGGGGTCCTGGCATTGATAACTCCAAACTGTATTGCGTCTTCCACTCGGGCAGCGCCCATGTAATCGAATGAGGCGGTTAATCTGCTGCTGGCTGAGGTCATACCCTTTACAGAACTTGTCTTGCCAATCGCTGGCTGTAGCTTCGGAGTCTCTCTCATGTTCCATAACGTGCTCATCGCTCGGTGTCGAATCATGGCCGGATTAGAAGTCACCGAGCTATACGGCTTGCCGGTCGCCTTGAACAGCGAAGCAACATAGTCGCTCATGGCGTTACCGATGCCGACACCTTGAAAGTCAGGTAGACAGACCGTGCGATGTTCCCGCCAGCGAGACTGAACCGAATGTGGGAAGTGAAGCACCGCTGTAAACGCGACTGGCTGACCGTTGTACAGGGCAACGAAACAGTGCGCGGCGTTGTGAAGCTTGGTGTCTAGATAGTGATAGCGACTGAAAAGCTGCCAAGCCGATCTATGACACCTGACGATTTCAAGTTCAATGGGTGGGCGTTGTCGAAGCTCCCTCCACTGAAAGCGATTGATGTGTGGCTCGTATGTCCAGTCCGGTTGAAGCCACGGAAGCACGTCGTAGTGAACGGAGACCGCAATCATGCGGCGGTCTGACTGTCTAATTGCCTTGGCAAGTGCGGCGCTGCCGATCTGTGCAACCGTTCGGTCAACAACAGACGTAAACTCGTCTATGACGAACAGGTCAGAGTTCTCAGCCATCGCCCGAGCGAGTGTGACACGGAACTGCTCCCCGTTGGATAGATGACGGTATGGACGCAGCCACGAGGGCGGCGAACTGAACCCGACTTGCGACAGCAAAGCGGTAATCTGCTTGATGCCCATCTCTTTGGGGAAGTCGTCAACGATAGACTTATCCGGGCTCCAGTCGTCTCCGCTGATGAGCTTGTCTGGGAACAACTCACGGACGAGAGTAGATTTACCAGCCCCAGAAGGGCCGGCAATCAACCCGATGTTCCACGGACGAGATTCAATGGGAAGCTCTCCAGCCCAACGAAGCTCTGACATCTGCGTTGGGGCAATCTCGAACAGCCCTTCCATCTGGATGACTCGCGGTGTCCGGGTCACAGGGGACGAGACTACGCAATCAAATATCACTTGGTACCCTTTCGAGTCTCATCAGGGCATATAGAAGTCTGATTGGGCTTCTATCGGGTCTCATCAGGCAATTAAAGATCGGCATTCGTACCCTTCAGCCGTCAGCTTCTCCAATAGGGCAAGCTGCGAGGTCTCATCACTGCACGTCACCAAAACGCTGTAGGCGTCATGGAGCGTTCCCGACTGATCGGTAGCAGCAAAAGCGTCTACGGAGAGCACCTTGAGTCGCTGTAGCTCGTTTGGGCTGAAGAAGTAGGGGGACAAGTCGTCTATGGAAAGCAGAATGTCAGGGTCCCAGTTCAAACCCACTTGACTGCTTCGATTGTCACTAACACCCAGCCCCTTTGCTTTGGGGTCGTCAATGCTCAAGTCGGTTCGCTGAACGACCACCAACTGAGTGCCGTCAGTCTGCACAAGGATGACATCATCCTCAATCCCTGCGGCTGCGGCTTGCCCCACTGTCTGGTTCCCAGCGATAAGAACGCCATCACGGTCGACTAAGACGCTTCTGCCAGCACCGAACTGCTCCAGCGACTTGGCGACGAGCGAGCGCCCACGTGGAGTACCCTTATTGGCGTTGTGGGGATCAGATTTGAGTTGGCTGAGCTTCATGGATTAGGGGGGAAGCTATCTTGCGACCACTGAAATTGCAGGGTGCGGTCTGCGAGGCAGGCATCAGGGATTGTTTCGGACCCCCCATACCTAACAGAACCCCAATCGAATCATCATTACTACGTTGAGGGCTGATCTATACGGTCTAACTCAACGTCCGGCGATGGTCTCGCGACTGTGACACGCATGGCACAAAGTCTGTACGAATTCCTCGACGTATTGAAGCTCTCTATGCGATTGGAGCCTTTTCAAGTGGTGGATGTCGGTCGCAATAGCCACAAGACCACGTTCAAGACAATGCTCACAGAGCGGGCGTCTGCTGAGAATGTCAAGTCTCCATCGTTGGTGTTTACGCCCATAGCCACGCTTACTTGCTGAGAGGCGGGACCAAGCGGTCTTGTGTATTGAGCAGTACGCTTCCTTCGTTAGCGATGGGCAACCGGGACACAGGCAGGGTCTTGGCGGTTGAGGTGGCATATGGAACGTCCTGTTCACGCGACTTCGCTCTGTCGATTGCGTCAGCATTAGCCTTGAATGCAAGATCGTTGATCCGCACGCGTTCGGCGTCATGCTTGGCGGTGGACTGGCGAACACCGGCTTCAACGGCGATGTTGGCCTTGAGGGCGCGGACCTGCAATGCGGCTTTGAGTTGATTCTCAGCGTCAGTGACGCTCAATGCGGCTGCATCGGCTTCACGTTGCGCGTCGGCGTAAGTGACTTGCTTCTCATCCGGCTTGGGCTGGTCAAACGACTTGGCTGGAACAACGGGAGTAACTGGCGGTGTGGCATACGGTGTGGACATTATCGAATCTCCTTTTGACCGATAGAAACCGGGGCGGCCTTGGTGGCCTTCTCTAACTTACCCAACTGCACTTCACGAGGCGGATTGCTTGTGTTCTCGGCGATCTGGGCCAGTGTTTCTCGAATGTCGCGCAACACAATCAATGTGGCTTGCTGAACGCTGAACGGATTCTCTGGCGGTGTTATCGGTGAGGCCATGGAACTCCTATGTGCGGGGTCCAACCTGTGTAGCGCCTACACAGGTGCCGGTTGGAGCGGCTACTTGACCACATGACCGCTCACCGGACAAGCAAGATAAGTGAAGATCCCAACCATTTGGTCTTGGGTCGTATGGCGCTGGACGAGGGGTACTTTGTGTATTTCGCAAACGGGCGGCTTTGAACCGCGCTTTACGTAACACACCTTATTCATGGCGATTGCGGCTCGTCATGCCGTCAGATCATATCGACGGAAGGGATTACGGCATCTATTAGGTAGGACGCAGCTACTTGGACAGTTTGTGACATAGCGGGACACTATTTGTGCGATAACGTTGCAATCGCTTGCGCAATGCGGTTGCAGTGAGACCGAGACGACTGGCACATTCCTGTTGGGTGAAGCCTTCGAGAAGGAGGTCGGCTGCACGGCGGACAACTGGGTCCGTGATGGATTCGAGATCCAGCGGGTCTGGAGTGGTGATGTCGGCGAGCAGGATATCGGGGTGCGTTCGGGCACGAACTGCGGACAGCAGATGCCAATGGAGACGGATGTTAGTCCAAGCGTTCAAGTCACGGATGTTAGTGAGAGATTCAAGCCCCTTCCAGAGGCTTAAGATGAACAATTGGGCGGAGTCCTCGTCTCCTCGTAGGATGCGCAGGGCCTTCAGGCGCAGAACACTTAGCAGTGCATCCAGGTTGTTGGACGACGGGTCAAGTCGGTAGACGGCATGGAGAGCATTGATGCTGGATGAGGGCACGATGCCTATATCTCCGCAATTGATACGGGAGCACGAAAGGCCCACGCATCCACTATCGCCAGTGCGATGATCGATCCACAAGCCGCATCCAATGCGAGACCCGCGTCAGGATGCAACGAATAAGCAAGCGTCATGGTCGGGGGCGAGGCTGAGGGATCTGAGGCAATGCGATCTAACACATAGCTTTGAGAACGGCGACGGAGCCGAAGCAGTGCTGCTGGAGACGATGACTTGGACTTGCTGCGCATTGATATCCTTTCAGGGCCCGTCTACGACTGCATGGCGGGATCAGGGAAGTTGGTGCAGGCGAACTCGCCGAACAGAGTGCGTGCGGCGGCGTCATAGGCGAGTGCTGCCAGCTTCAAGTCGTGGAACACTCCAAGCTGTCTCGACTTGCCATCTGCGGTGATTCGTGCAACCCACTTTTCGCGCTGGGAGTCCAAATAGACTCCCTTGTAGCCGGATAAGTTGTCTGTGCGGCGCTGGGTGTTGTGCTGATTCTGGCTGCGACTGGCAACTCTGAGGTTTGCTCGACGGCAATCCAAGGTATCGTGGTTTCTATGATCACCTTGACGTGAATCGCCATGTTCGAGTCCAAGCAGTTGACGCGCCATATAGATGGTGCGGCGTTGCTTCTTGCCGTCAACGATGACGAGCACTGAACGGACCGCATAGAAGCTGGCTGTGCATGGATTCCACCAAGCGGACCATACATGCTGACTCAACAACTCGTAGTCAGATGCGTCTACGGTGGCGACTTGATTCTGGCTTAATGGGATCGACCGCGTCTCCATAGCTGCCTTCTCAGACCGCAATCAATGCGGCAGATTAGGCGTTCGAGACGCTCTCAGGTGGGAATGACTAAGATACTACCATAGTTACAAGTTCTTCGATCTGCGCGGTCGAGATGCTGGTATGTACCACTCAATATCGCTATAGCCGTCGTGCATGGCCATTGAGTTCGCTAGCGTGTGGCACCGCTCGTTCTGTATGTCGCCGCTGTGACCTTCAACCCAACTGCAAGTGATCTTATGGGGCTGAGACAGCTCTAGTAGCTCTGTCCACAGATCCCGGTTCTTCACCTGGGTCTGGTAGGTGGTTATCCAGCCTTTAGCGGCCCACTTGTGCATGTAAGCTATCCCATCGATGGCGTATTGGCTATCGCAGATCAATTCGATCTCGTAGGTACCTCCGTACTCCTTGAGCAACTTGAATGACTCGATTATGGCTATCAATTCGGCTCGATTGCAGGTAGTTGGGGCCGGAATCGATCCACATCGTTCGATCTCATCCAGTCCGATTCTCAAGATGAATGCCCAGCCGCCTTTGCCGCCGGGGTTCTTACTGACACTTCCATCGGTGTGTATCGTGGCTAACTGCATCTGATCCTCCTACTTATTGGTTATCCAACAAAGTGCATCACTGATGTGCAATACAGATTAGAGCCTGCGTTTGTCTCAGTGACAGTCAGTACAGCAGCGGCAGACATGGATAGATAATGTGGATCTGAGCAGAGAGATGATAGGCCACTAAGTATGTATCTATTACCAATACATACGTCGATTACCTATCAGCCCTTAGCAACATGGACAGCGTAAAGTCTCACGTCGCGTCGGTCAGGTGGGGTTGGCAAGGGGGCATTAGGAGTCACTACTCACTCCTTAAAGCTGCTCACCGGGCGGTGATTCTGTCGTCCCTCTTGTTACAGACGACCCAGGTCTCTCTACTAGAGCTAGCAGCGATTATCCGCCACCGTATTCACCTTGATAACCGGTCAGATCCAGCTATGCTTAACGTGGGACCCTTGCACGGCAACTGAACGTTCTTCCTTCGTATCACCCCGGCTTATACAGAATGTTGACCTTTCACTGTACTCCGGACGACAAGCTCAGTGATCGCAGCCAGTGTCCAGCACTGACCCCGGCGTTATAACCACTCGCCGACCACAACCGCGTCCACTAACCCACGCGCGGGGTTGTTGGCCCCGTGAACTGCGGTTACTTCCCTGCCGTGTAATGCGCCCCGGTGGGAACTGGTTGTACTCGTGGACCCGCGCATGAGTCCAGCCGCGCAAAGATGCTAACTGTGTTGGGGTCCGCGTCGATACGCAGGCACAAGTTCGCCCAACCCCGCAGGTTCACGTCTCAGAGTGCAGACGATTCTATGGAGCTCCTGCGAGTTTGTTTGATCGTGATTCGTCGCGGCGATACAATGTAATTGTCATGTTGCTTGCCTCACAAGCGACGTGATTTGTAGTGATCATAGCTGCTCCAGCAGATATGGTTGCTTTGGTCAATTGCTGTCTCTCTACAGCAGTTGACCTGGATATAGTAGGACGACTCTTACTGAAATGCAAGCGCAAACGATGGCAGTTAGTCACCCCGACTAACTGTCATTGTTATTTGTGCCTCATCGATATGCATTAGTGGCGCGCGATCATCCTTTTGAAGTTACTCGACTTAGCTTAGAGACGTGCCGTTGCGCTTGACGAGCATCAGCTTGACGGGCATCAGCGGAATTCATATCATTTATTCCATTAGTGGCGATCAATCGCCGCCAGCTTAGTCAAGGGGGTAACAAGCGCTCAGGGACAAGATTGAAGGCGTTCCAGAACCAGCTTCTGAGGGGAAGCAGCTTCTGGGGGTACGGAATACCCTACGCAAGACGTAAGTCAGCCCAGTATGTATTCTCCGCAAACGTGATGGGCAGTTCGGCGCACACGCCGGTCGTGGCGTGACCAGGAGATTACATATGATGAAGCGTTTTCAGTTCGTGTCCCCACATGACATTCCACTTTCACCGCGCGAGGTCGAAGTGGTTCGTGGACTTGCTCAAGGCGAGCAGGTTCAAGCCGTCGCCAAGCGCTTAAACATCTCCACAAACACAGCATCGGCACACCTCTACAAGGCGGTACGGAAGCTGGGCGTCAGCGGTCGTGCAGAGTTGACGATTGCAGCCATCCGTATCGGAATAGTCCCATGTCCCTGCCCCAAGCACATCAAGTCAGCGGGGGTGGCGGCATGAATACACCAGTTCAGACCCAAACACCGCTGGCGTCGAAGTCTGATGGGGACGAGGCAATGTGCAAAGTTTGCACATTGGCTAACGTTTTGCGAACATCTCTAGCGGCCATAGAAGCCAACTTAACGGTAGCGACTGCCACATCGAGGACCTCGCGGCCCCTCACTGAGAAGGAAAAGTACCTGCGACCTCTGAATGAAAGAGAGAAGGAGAGGTTAGCGCGGGACCGTGAGGCTCTGGTCTCTGGATTTGAGAACTCCCGCTTTCTCCGGGGAAAGCTGCTGTTCGAGTATCGGGCGGCTTACCGGGGGTCCAAGCTGTGGATGCAGGCATTGAAGGCAATTGCCGACAGTGAGGGCGTCGTTATCAACACCATTCGGAATTACATCCGGGATTACGAAGCCGCGATGCACCTTCCGGATAGCGTTCGTTCGGCACTGAGCGATCAAGGTATCGATCCCGCGAAGAAGAAGAATCGCATCGTGGTCGAGAGAGTTACAAATCGTCTCTCCTCCGAGCCGAAGCAGCCGAACCAGGAGCAAGCCCGCCAAATCGTCATCGAGGAAACGATGAAGATCCCTGTGGCTCCAGACCTTTCCGATGTATCGGAAGAGTTAGATGCTGATGAGAAACTGCGACACCTTATTCGCAAAGGGATAAGGCGGGGTCTCGTCAACGTTCCTATAGCCAAGCGACTGAAGGTGCTCTTAGCTGCGATTGAGGAAGAGATCTACATGGTCTGGGGCCAGAAGGAACCGGTAACAATCACTCTCAGACCTCATTGGACGCCGATAACATTCGATGGCCGCAAGCTCAAGTCCGATGAACGCACGAAGGGGGTGGCAGCGTGATCGATACGAAGATTAGTTGGGCACATGACACCTGGAACAATGCTACCGGCTGCAATAGGGTAAGTGCAGAGTGCGAAGGTTGCTACGCTGAAGCCATTCTGACCAGAGCAGGCCGGGACTTTAACATACTGGCCCCTACGCAGACGGGAGCGGACCCGTACCGGATGGAAGCTGGCGCGAAGAAATGGAACTGTAACTCAATATGTTTCGTTTGCTCCCTGTCAGACTTCTTTCACATCCAAGCTGACCTATGGCGGGACGATGCGTGGCGGACGTTTCGCCAATGCCCGCATGTGAAGTTCATGCTGTTGACGAAGAGACCAGAAAGGATTGTGCAGTGTTTGCCTGCGGACTGGGGCAGCGGATATCCGAATATATGGCTCGGTACCACCTGCGGCGTTCGTGCCTCGTACAACCGCGTTGACATTCTTCGGTCCATTCCCTGCACGCTCCGATTCCTGTCAGTCGAACCGCTGATGGAGAGTGTTGCCGATCTTGACTTGACCGGCATTGGATGGGTTGCCGTCGGCGGAATGAGCGGCCCACTGCATACCACGCGCAAGATGAATCTAAAGTGGGCAGCCGAAGTCCATGATCTTTGCAGGGCGCAAAGTATTCCGTTCCTCTTCAAGCAAGCTAGCAACGCCTACACTGAGCGCGGGATCAACGCCCTGAGCTTATACCTTGCCGAGCGTGCTCGCCAAGAGGTGGACCCTGAAACTGTCCCACTTATCCGAGAGTACCCAAAGACCGAACTGCCTCTGATGCCTTTCACCGAGCATGGGAAGCGGTTCACCATGAAGGAGTACAGAGCCTATCAGAGTGGCGCGTGCCCCGAGCACGTTGTCAAGTCGGAGGCGGCATAATGGCAACGAACCTGCTATCTATGCACCACGGCTACCACGGATGCGGCCCCATCTCAGGGCTACACTTCAACGCTGCGGTGAGGAAGCCCCCGGTGAGGGAGACGCGACCGGCCTTGCAGGAGCACTCGACGGGAACTGACTCGCCAAGCTCTCAAGTTGACCGCCTTCGCATACTCTACACCCGCCGAGAAGCCGCCCTCCTTTTATCCGTCAGCGTTCGCACCATTGATCGACTCATCGGCACCAAAGCACTTGCAGCACGGCGCATTGGTCGCAGTGTGCTAATCCCGCACGTCGAGTTGATGAAGCTATCCCGGCGTGACGTGTTGAGCGTTTAGCGAAAACAAGAATCCCTCGGAAAGTCCACATTGGGACTCGCCGGGGGATTCTTGTTTGCCGTGTCTACTCTGCTCAGGCAGCGTCCAACACTTCGACAGCGGCCAGATTATGTTCCGGACTCAGATGCGCGTAACGCTGAGTCACCGTCAGTGTCTTATGCCCCATCAACTTTGAGACCGTGTGCAGATCGATACCCTTCATAACGAGGCGGCTTGCAAAGGTGTGGCGCAGATCGTGCCAGTGAAAGTCATCGACCTTCGCCTTTTCAAGCACAATCTCAAACCATTGCCGAGGATTCAGCAGAGCGCGGGCTGCTTTGTAGTTGCGCTCAGTCGGGAACACATGCGGGCCAGTCTTCGCCGTGTGCAGATCGGTGAGAAGCGCCAGGACCGTTTTATTCATCGGGACTTCCCGGCTCTCGCCGTTCTTCGTCGTGGGTAGGAACAGTTTCCGACGCTCGAAGTCTACGCGGTTCCACGTGAGGCCGAACTGCTCAGACATCCGCATCCCGGTATTCAACGCCGTGAAGAAGGCCGGGAGCTGGCCAGGGCAGCACTCACGCATGACTTTGACAACCCGCTCCTCCTCCTCTGGCCGCATCCAGCGAACGCGGGCGTTGTTTTCGGCCCTCGCCGTTACCAGACGGGCGACGTTGCGGGAAAGATGGCCTGACACGACCGCGAGTTGGAGAGCTTTGCCGATAGCAGACTTGTACCTGTTCATTGTGGCCGGAGTCCAGTCCTTCTGGTCCTTCTGGGAGACAATCCACTCCTCTACGTCCGATGGTTTCAGATCGGCGGCAATCCGGCTCCCAAGGCTTTCTCTGATGACGAGCAATTGAGCCTTCACCGTGCGCAGGCTCTTGGTTCCCCGTGACGTGTGCCACGCAATAGCGCGGTCGATCACCGCCGAGAGTTTCTCGCCCTTGTGCCTCATGTTCGCGGGCAGTTTGACCCCAGCACGGATGTCTGACTTCCGTTGCTGGTACAGGGCGATGGCGTCCGACTTCCGGCCCACCTTCTCACGTTTGATCTTCCCATCGGCCTGATACCGAACCCACCAAATACCGCTCCCCGACTCTTTCTCGTAGACTCCCCGATGCTTCTTTTCTGCCTTGACTGCCATGCTCGAAACCTCCAGAGCACGCAGTATACGCGAACTGACACTATATGTGACACTGCACTTTAGTGTGGGTGCCTATAATTGCTGTAACTGCTTGATTCTATGGAGCCGACAACCGGGATCGAACCGGTGACCTGCTGATTACGAATCAGCTGCTCTACCAACTGAGCTACGTCGGCCCACTGCTCTTCCGATTGTATCGTTGCGTTGGCTGAAGGTAAAGGTC